ACTTGAACTATTGGCTACATCCGTAGCAATTGGTGCTCTTGTACCTAAAGGTAATGCAACAGCATCACCTTTTTGTGGCCATGGTAAAGCACTTGTAAAATAATCGTGTCTTTTACCTCTTTTAAGTAATGTATAATTACTTAATGTATCTGGGCCATCACCTTTATCTACTGTTACACTATCTTGTAAATTTTGGTCTCTAAACCATTCATTATATATTAAATTATATGCTCTACCGCATAAATTATTAAAAGTTAAATTGACATCTGTTGGTACACCAAAATAGTCATATAATGTGCTATTTGTTATTGAACCGCTTGTTTGCGGTACTAAATAATCTGTACTATCTCCTGGGTTATCTTGCTCGCCGCAAAACTTTTCCCAGTTATTCCATATAAGTCTATAAGGAACTGCAAAGAAAAATGTTTCTATATATAAATTATCCATAAATGGATTAATTGGTGTTGCTAATCGTCCAAATCCGTTAGCGTCCATGGTAAACGTATCGCCGGGTAATGCTTCGTCATAAAATATTGGCACTAAATATCCGGCATCAAAAGTTGTCTTTAGACCGTGATCACGGTTAAATACTGATCTTTGTATATCTACTTTTGGTACTCTACTAAAATCTTTAGTTAAAGTACTTGGTAATGTTCCCATGGGTCCAAACATGTTATTATTCCTTTGCTTGATGTAATGTTAATAGCTCAATTACAACCTCTGGCGGGTTGTCTGCGGTAGGGATTCCACCGATTTCGTCCCAACTTCCTATTCGCATTAACGTGAAATCTTCTGGAAACTTGCTGAATGGTGCATTTGGATTGCTTAATAAATCCATACATTGTCGTGTTGCGGTGCCATCGGTAAGATCCACGAATGGCTGCATAAATGTTCCAGATTTTTTGTCGTAAATTGAATATAAGTTCTTGTCCATAATTTTGTCCTCGTTTGTTTATTTTCATTATGTAAAAGTTACATAATATATATTACGAGTCAACTTTTTTTATATATCTCTTATAAGTCTTTGTAATTGTGTAATTTTTACTTGTTCTTGTACAAATAACCGATCCATTCTTTCATCATAATCGGCGTACACTTCTGGGGCGTTTTCTTTACGTTTGTTTTTTATTTCTTCTTTTTCTTCTTCCGATAATAAATTATCGTAATACCTAGGCGGTCTTATTTTTTTTCCATTTATTACACAATAGTCATTTGGATATACATCAGTTTTATATTTTTTAAACCAGTCATATCCTATTCCAGGTTTTCTACTCATTGTGCAATATTCTGGTTCTATCACCTCCCCTGTTAGGGGATTGTGATAATGCGTTTCCGCATTTTTTCCTTTTTGTTTTTTCATAATGTAGCGTGCTACATATGCACAACTTGTAAATGTTACTTCGCCAATGACAACATGACCATATGGCCATAGTTTTTCTAATTCTTCGCTTCTATAATATTTTTGTTTATTTCTTGTTGTCCATAATTTCCTGTCTGGAAATTCATATCCAAATATTAAAGCGTGGTAATGAGGTCTTTTATTTTGTTCACCGTATTCTCCACAGTGAAAAAATCTTATATTTTTGTGCTTCTTTCTCAATCTTTTCATAAAGAGTTGAAAATCACGCACATCTACAGAAGCAGGGTTGCTTCTTTTATCTAATTCTTCTTGATTAAATGTTAATGTTATAAAACATGATTTTTCGTGCATTTGATTTTCATGCACTAATCTAACAGCCCATTGCCTGCTATATTCTAATCTACACCCAACACATTGCCCACATGGTAAATTAAACCCTTTCGCAAATGGAAAGGGCTTATTAAATGTTATTTTACCTTCATTTCTAAAGGCAAGTAGTGGGTGGTAGCATGCCATTGCATACTTATATTCTATATCCACCACGCATTGGTTTAACGTGGTTTTTTCTATTTACTTTCATTGCAGTTTTAGCAAACTGTCTTTTTGATTTCTTTCTTGACATTTTCTTTCTATACATGTCTTTTCTCCTTTTTTTAGGGTAGGGGTGTCACTCCACACAGTTAACATCAAGTAGATAACTGTGTGGGCTCTTTCTGAGCTTCTTGAGCTGTTGATGGCTCACCAGCTTCAGAAAGAGCTTTTGTTGGAACCGAGGACGGTTTTCCAACGTCTGGGGTTTCTATAAAACCCATTGTTTTTAATTCTTCTTTGTTGTCAGGATTTGAAACAAATTCATAAAATTTGCCCGGATCGTTATCAAATTTTTTTCTTATGTCTGATGGTACAGACATAAATTCTTCTTGTGCATCTCGAACTAAGTCTAGTGCTTCTCGATAATCTGCAACTTCCGAGAAATCTCCGTAGCGGGCTTGGCCACGCTGTACGTGTTCGATTATGCCATTCCTATCATGTCTTTTTATTATATTAATAACATCACATTCTTCTTTAAAATGTTGTTGAGTAAGGCTTTCCCCCGTTGTTTTAAATACATATTTTTTATGAGGTTCATAAGCCGTTCTAAACGTTATTGTTGTTTCTACTTTACTTTTTTTATTTGACATATCGTGTCCTCTTTCCGCCGGTACGGCTCTTATAATAATTAGTTATGTCATTAATTAATTTACGCACTTTTTTATCAAAAGATGTGCCTTGCATTCCTTTTGTAAGTGCTTTTCCTGTTACAAAATCTTTAACAAAATCATCTTGTATAATTTTTGGTAACAATTCTTTTTTTACGGATCCATAAATGTCTTTAGCATTGCTATAAATTTCTGATCCGGCTTGATTCAACACAGTATGTTTCATCATCATGGGGCTTAAACCCATTTTTTTTAAAGCGTTATAATCTAATGCTTTTAAATCAGCATCTAATTGCTGATTTCTTGCTTGTTCACCAATTAACTTAGTTTGATTAAATTGTTGAACTGCATTTGTACCTACGTTTTCTGGATTATATGTACTTCCAGTAGGTGTACTTGCTCCACCAAATTTTCCAGCTAAAATTGGATTAAGACCGGCTTTTTTCATGTCTGCCATACCTCTTTGATAGGAGGTGTCCGACATATCTCTTTGAAAAGCCATTTGGCGTGCACTAGCTGATTTAGCAGCTTTATTGCGCATAGCAGTTCCTAAAATGCTACCTCCAGCAGCTATTAAACCACCAATCATTAGAAATGATCTATCAGACCAGGTACACCATATGTAGGCATTGGTCTTGCACATTTAAGTTTAAAATACATATCCAAAATTAAATTTGGATAATTTACTACTGCTGTAACTCTATCTACTGGTGGATTTTCTTCTATAAAACTTGCATTTAATGATGGCAAGCTTCCAAAATCCTGTGCCAAATGCCATGTATCCAAACTTTGTGCAAAGTTTGATCTCATTTGTCCAGTAACATTACTTGGTTTATATCTATATTCTGCATATCTTTCTTGATAACCAAATACGTTGTTATCATCTGCAGTTCCTTGTGCATAAATTTCTTTATTTAACACAGCTTGTTCTCCAAGATGGGCTAGGGCAGGCCAATAAAAGTCCCATCTTGTTTGTCTACTAAAATGTCTGGCTAATCCTTGCTGATATGTTAAATCAGCAAATACGCAAGCTAAACCAATTACTACACTATGTTCTGTAAATGATTTGTTAAATCTATGGCCGGTAAAACCGGTAGTACCATAACCACTAAGGTTACCTTGTGGTGTTGTAGCGTCAGTACTACTTGTTTGTGCTATAGGATTAATATTAATCCTATCTTTTCCGCCTCCAAGGTATTCGGGGCGTTGTAATCTAGCATCTGGGCTAGTTACACCGAAGTGTGATTGTATAACTTCGGTATATCTCGTGCCACCCCTTGCATCTTTTTCATACAATCTTTGTATTTGAAATGCTTCTCTTAGCTGATTAATAGTTGCTGCAGTTGCATCAGTTAAGTCAGCATAAATACTTGATGCTTCTGTTGCAGATCCATCAGAGCTTAATTTTAACACAGTTTGATTAGCATCCATCCAATGATATGAACTATCATGTGATGCATATAAAGCTAAACTTGAACTATTGCCTACATCCGTAGCAATTGGTGCTCTTGTACCTAAAGGTAATGCAACAGCATCACCTTTTTGTGGCCATGGTAAAGCACTTGTAAAATAATCGTGTCTTTTACCTCTTTTAAGTAATGTATAATTAC